CGACTGTCGCGTTCACAAGCGTGTTCTTCGACAAGTCGCTTCCGGCGTAATTAACAGCCGACAACGCACCACTGATCACGACGTTTTGTTTCACGCCGGAATTGTTCAAGCCGATTGTCGTCAAGTCGCCAAAGTTGTTCGATTCGTTTCCGTACTGATCGAAGAACTTTTCGATTCCGTTGAAATTGTACGAAAAGAAAACATTGACAGCGTAGTCAGTATAGAAAGTATTGTTGCTTGAAAGAACAAGTTCCCAATTCGTTGCATCGCTTGTCGGCGGCGTTGTCGTGTTTGTCGATGTCTTGTGACGATACACGGCGTTCGCGTGTGTAACGTATTCGCCCGAAGCGATTGTCACCGGCGACGGCTTCCAAGTTCCGATGATATTGATTGCGCCGTACTTTGGCGCGCGAAAGATTGCTATTCCGGTTCGGTTCGGTTGTGCTTCGTTGTTTGTTTGAACGAACCAATTTTGATCATTGATATAATACGTTCGGTTCTTCTTCAAAGTTCCGCCGCTGATCAAACTTCGAAACGCTGTTCGTGTGACACTGATCACTTGATTGTTCAAGTGTTCCGCCGCGTTCGCCGCTGTCACTTCGTCGGCTGTTCCGGCGGCAAGTTTGATGTCAGTGTTCGGCGCGTGTGCGATTTCGCCGACGCTTGACAGTTGCCAAACAGCCGGATTCGTTGACGGCGTCACGCCCGTTGACGGCGTCGCGGAAACGTGTTTCCAAATGTTGTTCGCATACGACACGAAGATCGTTCCGGTGTATGTTGTCGCCGGCGCGTACGGCGTCAAACTTGTTCCGCTGTTCGCAAGTTTGAGCGCGTTGTATGTTTCAATCCAATTCTGATCTTCTTCGTTCCATGTCTTCGCGACGTTTGTCGTGACAAGATCGGGGTGTGTGAGTGAACGAAGTTTGATGTTGTTGATTGCCATGTTTTTTTAATATCTTGAAGCCGCAAAGAAGTTCGGCTTGTTGTTCGCGATTGTTTTTCCGGTTCGATAGTCGTTGAACAAAGTGTAAACTTGTGGAAAAAGACAAAGAAAGTGAAGACATTCGTCAAGATACGCTTGTCCGGCGGCGCGCGCTTGTTGCGCGACGGCTTGCTTCGACTTCATGTCAACCGGCGTTGAAACGTCCGTGTCTTTTGACACAAGTCCGAAAGAAGTGTCAACGATGTTCTTCGTCAAGATGTATCTTGAAAACGCGAACAATACGATCGACGCTTTCAAACCTTGAAACGTCAATGTCAATCCGGCGTCAACGTATGTTCCGCCGTTCAACAGTGATTGATACTTGTCTTCATTTTTGTTGTTGATCAAGTCAGTGAACGCCGCGTTTCCGAAGACCGGCTTGACGTCCAAGTTTTGAGCGTGAAGTATGTTCGGCTGAAGAAACTTTTCTTCGTCAACAGTCTTTGAGATTTGAACGTACGGCGCGAAGTCCGCTTTCGTGACAAGAAGATCAAGTTGATTCATGTTGTTGGCGTTGTTGTTGGCAAAGGTGTTCCGTTGACGATAGCCGCCGCGACAGCGTATTCAAGCGAAAACGCTTCGACCATGAAGTTTATCTTTTGCATTGAAGACAGTGTCGTTGATTCAAGAACGGCTTGCATTGATTGAAGACCGCCGACGCCGATACGATCGGCAAGTGTTCGCGTATCTTGAATCTTTTCGCCCGTGATCGCAAGAACTTCGAAAAAGAAATCTTGTTCGGGAATCGGTTCGAACCAACTTTTCAAAGCAAGTTCAAACGACTTCGCAAGTTGATTTCGTTCGTCGTTTGTGCGTTCGTCGTACACTTCCTTCGATTCTTGAATTTCTTTTGTCAGTCCGAGCGAACCTTGAACAGAAATTGAGTGAAGCGCTTTCGGTTGATTGTACGCGCGAATGATATTTTCGCGAACGCTTTCTTCCGTGAACTTGAACTTTTCGTCGTTGTCAGCGCTTTCAAGTTTCTTCAATTCCGGAACATCTTCGTTCGTCGGCGATTCGACAACAAGAATCTTGTGTGATCTGTCGAAGCCGACGTGTTCATTTATCTTGTCAACGAAGTCTTGTCTTTCGCGTTCACTTTCGAAGACACCTTTGTACACAAGAATATAGTCACACAACCAACCGGTGACGATCTGTCTGTTTTTATATATCTTGATTCCGGCGTCCGACATTACGTCTTCGAAGACCGGATCGCAAACGGCTTTCGGATACACGTTGTGTCCTTCGTCTGAAAAGTACACAAGATGTCCGTTCCAATTTGTGAAACCTTCGGCGGCTTCGATTTGCTGTTGAATCATTTCGACGTCGTCCGTGAACAAGTCAACAGTCTTGACTTGCTTTTCGTCGATCTTGTTGTTCTTTTCACGCGCCCAATCGTCGAAAACTTTCGCTTTCGTGACGACGCCGCGATCGTCCGGAAGCATCAAGCGAACGTATTCGAACGGAACGTGATTGATTCCGACGACTTCAAGAAGCGCGTTGTATTGTATGTGATACGCGTAGCCGAAAAACATTGCGCGATCTTTGCACAAAAGTTTGTGAATCGCGCCGACAGTCTGTTTCTTTTCGTTGACGATCAAGTTTTCAATCGCTTCGCTTGTGAATCCGCGTCCGCGCAAGTGTTTCGCGAATAGATTCGTGCAAGCCGTCGCGACGCCGCTTGAATTGATAGCATTTCGAACGCGTTGCGGATACGAATTGTCAAGATCGTACTTTTGAATCTTGAAGTTTTTGTCGTCGGCAAATTGAAGACGCCGCTTCAACGGCGACGGAACGACAACATTTGCGCCTTTCGACATTTCTTCTTCGTGTTTGTGTTATTTCTTTGACTTCTTGTTCACTTCTTTCGCCGCTGTCTTGACTTCCGGCGCTATTTCTTCAACGCTTTCAACGACAGTTGTCGTCTTCTTGCGTGAACTTGAACCGGCTTCGATGTCTTTTTTCCAATCTTCCGGAAAGACTTCAAAATGTTTGATCATCGTGTTGTTTTCTTTCAAGACTTCGCGCGCGACGTCGTCGGAAAGATTGTCGTTTGTCAGAACGACAGACAATCGACTGAAATAGAATTGAACGTTGTTCTTGAATTGATACTTTTTCGCTGTCATTGTTTTTCCGTTTGTGTTGTTTTCGACAAATTGCTTCAACCTTCGCAACGACAACAAGACTTCGTTCGGACAGCCGTCACAACCGGCGCTTGTCTTGAAGATTTCTTCGTGTAATGATACGAAAGTTGACTTGACTTCGCTGTCAAGAATGATCGCGTCAACAGTTGCAAAGGAAAGAAACGCTTGAACTTTTTCAACTTGTTCTTTCATGTCGCTAATTTAAGAAAACAAGCCGACTGAAAAGCCGGCTTGTCTTTCTTTTTGTGAATTGCGATCACCTATTCAAGCCGTTCGAATTAAGGTGCGGCGACAAGTAACGAAGCGACAAGCGTTTCGGTGTTCGCGGCGTTCGTATCGAACAACAGACACGGAAGTTTCGCTTCGCGCGCGTATTCCGCCGTCTTCAACGTGACACTGAAAGCGCCGAGCGTTTCCGTATCGTTCGAAGTCCGTTCGATTGCGTTTCCTTTCAATCCACTTCCCGCGCCGAAGACTTCGTATTTCGTCGAACTGTCGCTTGAAGTGAAATTGTTTTCGATGATCGCGACGAAGTTTCCGTCTTTCATCTTCGCAAGTTGCGTCCGCGTTGCGGCGTCAATCTTGAAGACAAGAAACTTCAATTCGTGTTCGAACTGATTGACATACGTTCCGGCGATCATTGTCACTTTCGGTTCTGTCGATTGAAGTTGTCCTTCAACTTTGAAGAACTTCTTCCCTTGTTTCATGTTGATGTCAGTGATCAAGTGTGCGTTCGTTCCGGAATAGACGATTGAAGAAATATCGTCTTTGTTCGCGATCAAGAAGTTCGCGACAACGCCGGAAGTCAAGTCGTTCGGACACGGAATCGTGATGTCGGCGTCGATTGCGACGCATCCCATGAAAGCGACGTTCGGTTCAAGAAACCGGAACGCGCGCCGTTCGCTAAACTTGAAGCGCGAAGCAATCGAAACGCTGAAAGCAAGCGCCGTGATCAACGCGCTGATTTGAACGACGTTCGAAAGTACATTCGCATCGCCGACAGTTGTCGCGTCGCCGCCGGTGGCGACAGCGCTTGCAATCGCAAGCGAAAAGATCGCGCTGATAAGAAACGAAAGAACGACACGCGCCTTTCGAATGTTGTTGTTTGACAAGAAGTTTTTCATGTTCTGTTTTGTTTTGATTGTTTGACTTCTTGTTTTTCAGTACAACGCTTGAATCATGTTGTCAAGACCTACTTTCGCGTCCATCTTCACAAGGTAGTCGGCGTACATTTTCGCGTCGTCTTGTGAATACCAAACTTGAAGACCGTCAAGCGCGCCGACGCTTTCAGTTCCGATCATTAAGTTTTCGCGGTGCGTCAAGATTGCGCGGTGCGGAAGTGTCGTCGCGACGTTTGCGCTTGTTGTTCCAATGTACGAACGAAGCGTTCTGTCCCAAATTGATATCGGAACAATTTCGATTCCGTTTGAATACAGTTTCAACATTCCGTCTTCAACACGCTGATACGAAGCGTCGATTGAACCGACTGATTTTCTTTCGCGTTCGTACTGATCGGCGATTGATTGCGTTGACAGAATCACAAGTTCGTTGCGCGGCATTGAACGAAGACGCAAGTCAGCGCCGAACCAAAGATTGTCAAGCGCTTTCGTGATCACTTGATTCGTCACGTCGGCGGAAGTGAACGCTTGCGCGGCGAAAGTTGCGCCGGTGTTTCGCGTTGTCAAAGTTGTGTCACTTGTGCGACGATTTCCGTCGGCGGCGACGATTGCGAACGCTTGTTTCCAAAGTCCGTCAATCGCGTTGAAGAACTTCAATTCACCGGCGACAAGATTGTTGTTTGTTCCGGCGGCGATTGCAGTGTCGCCGAACCATGCGTGACGTTGAAGCGTTTCTTGAATCATGTCAGACAGTTGCATCGCGATGAACATTCCGATTTCAGTTCCGGCAAGATCGGGCTTGTCAGTTCCTTCTTTCAACATCCAAGCGGTGAAAGAAGCGTCGAACGTGTCGAAACATTCCGCGAAACGATCGCCGATTTTCTTCGGTGACCAAGTTTTGTTAATTGTCGCGGAAGACAACGTCGTGTTCGCTGTCGTGTCGCAATTCGAACGAACGTAACCGGAAAGACCGGCGTGACGTTTGAACGCGATTAGTTGCGCGTCGGATTTGATACCTTCGACGATTTGCATGATTGACGTCACGTCGGGGCGTTGATAGAAACCTTCGAACAACGTCTTCGACATTTCTTTGACGACGTCCGGTGTAACGGAAGGAAGTCCGGTGATGATTGGCATGATCTTGTTTTTTTATTTTTTGTTTGACTGTTTTTTTTTTGATTATTTCTTGCGACGAATCTTGTCGAATTTCGCGGCGATTTGATCGGCTTGAATTTCGTTTTCTGTCTTCGCGTTGTTTTTGTTTTGATTGAAATTCGCTTGTGGCGAAGGCGGAACGAAGTTCACTTTCAGCGTCTTCAAGTGATTTGTGACAGTGTCAAGTGTATTGATCAACTGATCGCGTTCGTTTGTCACGCTTGAAAGATTTGTGATCTTGTCTTCAAGCGATTGAAGTTTCGCTTTCAACGATTCGTTTTCTTTCTTCAAGTTTTCGATTTCTTCGTCGCTTGAAGTTTCGGCGCTTGCTTCTTTCACTTCCGTGATCACGCCGCCGGCTGTCACAATCACTGTTCCGTCTTCAAGCGTGTGTTCGCCGTCCGGCGCGCTTGAACCGTCTTCAACAAGTGTGACAGTGTCGCCAACAGCGATCTTGTCGCCTTGCATTTCGATGTTTAATTCTTTGCCGTCGGCTGTCTTGACAACAGACGCGACCGGTGAATCTTGTGTGTTCACCGGCATTCCAAGCCGACGAAGTTCGTTGAAAGCATTCGCGACGATTGACGCCGCTGTCTTGATGTTCTTTTTCATTTGTTCAATTTGTTGTTCTTGTTTGTTTTTGATTGCTTGAACCGGATCAACAACAGCCGTCGCGAAGTTCAAAGAAAGAACTTGATCAATCGGAAGCGGCTTGTCTTCTTTCATTATTTCAAGAAGCGCGTTCGCGTCGCTTCCGGTGTATCGGTTGTAAAAATCCGCAAGTTTGACTTCTTCTTGACGAAGTTCGTCGGCGCTTCGTTGAAGATCGTCCGCCGTTCCGAAGTAGCCGTTTGAAGGCGGATGAATCAAGAAGACAGTGTTCCGCGTGACTTCGCGTTTCTTCGCAATCAAGAAGATCACTGTTGCGGCGCTTGCGACTGTCCCTTCGGCTTTCGTGACGAACGGCTTGCCGACACTTGACAAGAAATCAAAAATCGCGTATGCTTCATAAAGCGCGCCGCCGACGCTGTTGATGTGAAGAACAATTTCTTCAACGTCTTTGTCAAGTTTTTCAATTTGATTCTTGACAGTTGCGACACTTATCACACCCCAATCTTCCGCGTCACTTCCGTGAAACGGAACGATTTCACCGTACAAATAGACGTGTCCTTGTTTCATTCGTTACAAATGTAGATTTGTTTTCAGTCGTTCAAGTTGCCGATTGTTGCAAGTTCGAAAGCATGATCTTTCGCGCACGATAGACTGTCGTGACTTCAACCTTGAATCGTTCCGCGACATTCGCCGTGACAATCGTTTTCGGAACGTTCGGCTTGCGACGAACTTCTTCTTCGAACTGTTCTGTCATTTCGAAATATACAACGGCTTTCGAACCAATCAAGCCGGCGCGAACAAGATTCGTCAAGACACCTTGATCACGAAGTTCTTTCAACAAATCAAAGATTCGCACGACTTTCGACGATTTGAACGCGTTGTGAAACAGTGTTGATGTCTTCAACAGTGACAACCGGCGACGGCATTGAAGCGACAGCCGTCGCGATTCCTTGTGCAAGAACATCGCTGTCGAAGATCGGCGCGCTGATTGTCGAAGACGTGAATCCGCCGTCGGCGAACGGACGAACGCCGGTTCGATTCCATCTTTCAAGCGCTGAAAAGAAAGCCGGTTCTTGTCGAAGAACGCTGTTTCGAATCACAAGTTCCGTTCCGGCTTCGCCGATCAAGCCTATCGACGGACGCGAAAACATTCCGCCGTTCGCGAATGTTCCGACGTTTGTCGGCGAATAGTCGTCAACGACGTTGAACAGCGAATCGGTTGAAGAAGTCAATCCGCCGTCGGCGAACTTTTGTGCAAGAACTTTCGCGACACCTATTCCGGCGCGAATGTAAGCCGCTGTCGATTGCGCCGCGTATGTCGCCGCGCCCGCGCCGCCGGCGGTGACAGCGTTCAACGGATTCAAAGAAGCGTACAAAGCAATCGCGGAAAGTTCTTTGTTCAAGTTCACAAGAATTTCGGCGACTGATATTGCTTTTTGTGCGATTGCAAACTTTCTTTTTGAAGAAGCGGCTTCCGCGTCAATTCGCGCGACTTCTTTGTTGTATTCTTCTTGCGTGATTTTCTGATCGTCAAGCGATTGTTTCAACGCGTCTTTGCTTTGATCGAAACGCGCTTGTTCATTTGACGACAGTTGTCCAAGCGTGTCGCCGATGAAAGCGGAAACGTCAAGAAAGTTTTGTGTCGAAATTTCAAGAAGTTCTTGTTCACGCTTCAACGCTTCGTCTGTATTCGCGACGCGCTTCGTGTTGTTGGCGACTTGATTGTCAAGACGAAGTTGTTGAAGTCCGTTCACAAGATTCGTGATCGTCGCTTGTGTTTCGACTTCCGTCTTCGTTTCGCGATCATTGAAATCTTTGTTCAACGCCGTGATTCCGTCGTTGTATTCCTTTTCACTGATCTTCTTGTCGGCAAGTTGTTTGTCAAGCGCCGCTTTCGAAGTGTCAAAGAACTTCTTGTCTTCGGCTTGTCGCGCGCCTTGTGTTTGAAGCGCGACGTTCAATTCATCTTGAAGACGACGTTCTTTGATCTTGAACATTTCGTTTTCGAATTGTTGTTGTGTGATCAACTGATTCGACAACGACAGACGAAGCGCGTCTTCTTCCGCTTTGTACTTCGAATTTATTTCGCCTTGTTGAATTGACGCGTTGTTTTTGATAATGTCAAGACGTTCTTTCGCCGACAAGTCAGCGTATTTCTTCTCGATGTCAACAATTTTCAACGCGCTTTCTGTCGCGATTGCGGCGCGCAAGTCTTCTTCTTCTTTCGAAGTCCCTTTGATCGCGTCAAGTTTGCGACGAACAGCCGACAGTTCAATCGCAATTTCACGCGAACGTCCGTCAAGAATACGCGCGTTTCGAATGTCTTCCGTCTGTTGAAGAAGATTGTTTCGCGCGTCCGTTGCGTTCTTGTCAATTTCAAGAAGTTTTGTTTGATAGTCCGATTCAATCTTCAAGCGTTCCGCCGCCGACAAGTCACTTGCAAGAAGCGCCGCTTGTCGTTCTTTCGCCGCAATTTCTTTTCGAAGTTCAACCGTCGCCTTTCCTTCAAGTTCAAGTTGTTTCAAGTTGTTGTTCAAGATTCCGACGCGCGCGCTGATTTCTTCTTGTTGCGCCGCTTTCAAAAGTTTCGATCGTTCGGCTTGATCGTTCGCGTCTTTGTTTTTGAACTGATCTTGAAGTTCCATCAACTTGACTTGTGCGTCGATCGCCTTTTGTGAATCTTCGTCGCGAAGTGTCTTGCTTTTTTCAAGCGCCTTGTTTCTGTCAAGAATCACATTGACTTCTTCTTGTTGGAACTTGATTTGTTCTTGCAAGATTTGCTTTTCTTTTTCGCTTGCTTTCTTTGAAGCGTCAAGCCTTTCGGCTGTTGTCTTTGTCTTGTCTTGTTCAATCTTGCGAAGATTGCCGGCTTCAAGCGCAAGTTGTTTTTGTGTCAAGATTGAATCACGTCGCGCGTCTTCAAGTTCTTGTTCACGCTTCTTCAAATCGACAGCGCCTTTCGCCGCTTCTTTCGCGTCACTGAAAAGATTCTTGAAACCGGAAACAACGTTGTCAAAACTTATCTTCTTGATTGCTTCGTCGAAGTTCGTGAACAGTTCAACGATCACGCCGCCGACTTGCGCGACAGCGCCGATGATCACGTCGAAGACAGCCGACACGCCGGCGAACGCTTGTTCAAGTTTTTCAGCGCCTTCTTCCGTCTTCGTGAAATACGCGACAAGCGCGCCAATCGCCGCGACAATCGCAAGAACAATCGCGCCGATTCCGCTTGCAATCATTGCGACGCGAACTTTCTTGAACGCGCCCGAACCTTTGTCGCCGAACTTGTCACTTGCATCGCCCAAAGTTTCAAGACCTTCGGACACTGTTTCTGTCGTTGTTGACACGCCTTCAACGCCGGAAGTGAAAGTTGAAAATGTTCCGCTTGCGTCGTTCGTGACAGAAATCCAATTTGAAAAAGAATCAATCGCGCCGTTCACGCTGTCGCTGATTCCTTTCGTCGTATCGACGACAGCCGACGTGACTGATTTGAAACCTTGAACGACGTTTCGAACATTGCCAATCGCGCCGCCGAACAAGCCGGTTTGTTCGAACGCTTCTTTGATTGATTCCGCGTAGTTGCCGACGTTCGTTCTTCCGTCTTTGATTTCTTGATCGAAAGCAATGATTGCTTCTTTCGCTTCGCGAACTTGTTCCGCCGCCTTCAAGTATTCTTCCGTCAATTCGATTGTTCCGTCGGCGTTCTGTTTCAACGTGCCGGCAAGAAGTTTCAAGTTCGTTTGTGCGATCTGTTGTTGACGAAGAAGTTGTTCATACGAACCGGCGTTCGCCGCGTTCGCTTTGTTGATCAAGTCAAGTTGTTTGTTGTAATTCTTTTGTTCTGTTGTCAACTGTCGAAGATCGCTGTTCAACAAGACAAGTTCTTTTCGAAGTTTTCCTTCCGTCTTTGTGTCACCGGCTTTCACGGCGTCGTCAAGTTTCTTGCGCGTGTCAACGATATTCTTGTTCAAGTTCTCAATGTCTTTTTGAGTGTCAAGAATATCTTTCGCGATCTTCGCACGATCAAGCGAAACTTCAAGAATGATGTTTTTTGCCATGTCTATTTTTAAGCGATTCGAACAAGTTCAACTTTGCAAGATTTGCCGTCAATCCAATTTGAAATTTTGTTGACGTAGAAATACGCGGCGAATTGACGGAAGTACACCGGAACAGCGAAGTCAAAGTTCGCGACGTCTGTCGCCGTCAACAACAGTTCAATCGTGACAATCTTCGCGCGTTGAAGTGAATCAATCAATTCAAGATAGTTTTCTTCAATCAACGAATTGTTGAAGCCAAGACTTGACGCTTCGTTTCCGTCGATAAAATATGTCTTGAAGTATTCTTTTGTTGTGACGCTGTTCCAAAGATTGTTGTTTTGATCGTACACGTTGAACTGAAAGTCGGAAGAAGAAGCGTCAACGATATTTTTGTAAGCATACAAAACGCGCGGCTTCGGTTTCAATGTATCACCGTTGAAGTCTTTGAAAAGTATTTCAGACATTGAAAGACCTTCACAAGAAAAAGTTTGTTCGCTTGCGGCGAACGGAAGCGTGATCACGTCTTTCGAAGAAGACAAGTTTTGATCGTCAATCGCGAAAAATGAATCGCCGTATTCCGGCGCGACGTTTTCGTCTTCAAGATATTTCATCTTGTTTGTTTGACCGTATTCGTTCAAGCGAAACTTCAAGTTGAACGTGTCGTCAACAATTTTGTCAGACCAATCACGCGCGATCGTTCGATTTGAAACGACTTCTTTGAATTGAACAAAGCGAATGTTTTTCGCTTGCGCGTCCGGAATCAAGATCAAGCCGAACATTTGTGCGAACGCTTTCAAGAAGTTCTTCATTGACAAGTTCGGCAAGTTTCCGGCAAGATCAATCACGCCGGCTTCGTGCGTTGCTGTCGATTGCACAAGACCGAATTGAACGGAATCACTTTTCAACTTGACTTCAAAAGTTGTGTTTTCAGTGAATCCGTATTCATATTGATTCGGATATGAAAAAGACAGCACTGAAAGAAAGTTGTCTTCAAGTGTTATCCAAAGCGGTTCATCTTTGAAAAGAAAAGTTTCAACTTCAAGTTTGAAGTCGTATTCAAAATAAGTGTTGTTTTGATCAACATTATCAAGACACGGAACAAGAACTTGATTGTTTGAAATAACACCGTTGAAACGCGACGCTTTCACGAACCAATAACTTACACCGGCTAAGACGTCGCCCGTTGCGCGATGAAAAACTTTTCCGCGAACTGTCACAACATACTTTCCGGCGACGCTTGCGCGAAAGATTGTTCGCGGATATGTCGGAACTTGCGGAAGACCTTGCATCAACATAAAAGATTCCGGCGGATAGTATGTCGGCGAAAGTTGATTGTTGACAAGACTGAAAGACAACATTGAATTGTTGTCGCAAGTTCCGTTATCAATTCCGAAAGTGTAAGCGCTTGAAGCAATTCCGGCGAAAGGTGTTGTGACGAAGTTTGTCGGATCGTTTGATTCCGGCGGAACAAGCGGCTGAAATAAGTCCGGAAGATTTCTTGCATATAAATCGTTGACAATCGAAACAAGAACAAGTTCGTTTTGAAGTGTCATTTTCGCGTAGCCGAAACACTTGATAAACTGATCACTGTATTTCAATTTTTGTTCAACGATCGGAAGAAATAATCTTTCAAGACGACTGTCATTGAAGATACTTCCGTCGAAAGTATATTCGCCGAACGTGAAGATTGCTTCGATGATCTTGCGAAAAGAAACAGCCGGTCGATTGTGATCATTCGCGCGAATCACGCGATTGTTGTCGTTGATGAATCCGGTTTGATACAACGGCAATATCACGTCGGCTGTCGCCGCCGCCGTCCAAAGTTGAAACAACGAAGTCCAACGATTGTCAATGAATCGCGGAAGATTGACAGTTGTGAAATCAATGTCGGCAAGATTCAAGCCGTCAATCTTCTTGAAGAAGTCCGTCAATCCGCTGTAAACTGAAAGACGATATTTCTTTTCCGCTTCTTCAATGATCGCGATTCCGTCACTGATCACTTCGATTCCGCTTGCGACAACCTTCGCTTTGATTTGTCGATACGGCAAGAATGTTCCGCTGAAAACTTGTTCCGACGCTTCAACGATTCGACGATTGTTGTCAGTGATCGGAAGCGTGAACGATTGCGTGAAATTCGCTTGACGATCTTGAAGTTCGGCGATGTCGTTCGCTTGAATCGTCAACGCGATCTTCGTGTCGTCGTCAAGATCAACACGCTGTTCGTTCAAGAACAAGATTTGTTCTGTCATTGTCAGTTCTGTATTGTGTAATAAGCCGGAAGTTCAACTTGTATTTCGAACTCTATTGTGTCGGCTGTCGTGAAATGTTTCAACGATTTCGGAATCGGACGAACAGAAAGCCAAGCGCGTTCCGGTTCTGTCGCAAGTTTCGACTGATCGACCAACAACAACACGTTCGGCGATTGATAGATTGTTCTGATTCCGTTGAAGTCTTCAAGTGAAACGACGCCGCCGAGCGAAAGAACTTTTGATTGATTCGCTTGAAAGATTGTCTTTCGACGATTCGACACTTCAAGATCGTCACCTTCGTCGATGAAAGTTCCGTCTTGTGAAGATTGATATTCGACTTCTTGTTTGTTTTCGAACAGCCAATAAGAAAAGCCGCCTTTCGAATTTCGCCAACAAAGATAGATCGGCGACGTTCCGCAAGGTCGAACGATCTTGACGAACTTGTGTTCTGTCACGTCTTGTCCGGTTGCGATTGCCGGCGAAGAAACATTTTGCGAATAGCCGGCTTCGACGTAACCTTCGACGGCGTATCGTTGCGCGACTACGTTTGAAATTCGAAGCCAAACTTCGACGACGCTTGTGTTCGCATACGGCGTCGCGTTCGCTGATTCTTGAAGCGTCAAACGATAAACGCCGTCAACGTCAAAGAATTGTGTCAAGTCTGTTGACGTTGTCGAAATCACGGCGTTTTGTTCGTTGCGCTTTGTTTCGTGTGCGTTCAACGATCGCGCGATTTCGCCGGTGTTGATGTATGAAAGTGAAAACGGATATCCGACAAAGTACGTCGGACGCTCAAAGTCACACAAAAACTTCGCGCGTTGAACAAGAATCGTGTCGTAATTGTTCACGTTCAAGTTGAACGGCGTGAAGTCACACAAGTTTTGTCCGTAGTCTTCAAGAAGATACTTCGTCGCGTCGATGAAAAAGTATTTCGTCTTGTCGTTCAATTCGACGTTGTTTGAATCACGATAAACTTCGCGAAACGAAAATTCAAAACTTCCGTAGCAAGCCGGATCGCGCCAAGAAAGAACGTCGTATTCGAACAAGTTTTCTTTCGACACAAAGTTGTTCAAGAAATTTTGAGCGTCGAATTTTGCGACGCCTTGCGTGTTCGGAGTGATTCGCGCCGTTCCGAAAGACACGTCGTCTTGATTGCCGATTGCGTTCAATCCGCGCAATTTGATTTCGATAAAATAATTGTTTCGCTTCAACAAGTTCAAGAATCCGCTTGTGATGTTCGGATCGAAAGACGCGTCAATTTCAATCACTTGAAAGAAGAACGCCGTTTGTGACGACAGTACATTGAACACGCCGTCAAGCGCGCTGAAATACACTTGTTCACCTTGCGCGATTTGAAGCGCGTCGGGATGTTGAAAAAGACTGATTGAAAACGCGATGTTTCCGTTCAAGTTTACAACGCTTGAAACAACGATGTCTTGTCGAAGAAATTCGAACAAGTACGGATGACGCGAACAATTCCAACGACTGAACCGATCGTCGTATTTCTTGTGAAAGCGTTCCGGACGCTTCGTGATTGTGATCATGTTGTTTTCAATTTATACACTTTCGAAGAAACTTCAAAGAAGAAGTCGTCTGTCAAGTCGGCGATCAACGATTCAATTCTTTCTTCCGTTGTCAACGACTTCGCAATGTCACGAAATTTATTTTCGCGCCAATTCTTTGTTCCGCTTTCGGCGATCTTGCGACGAATAGCGAAAATGATTCCGGCGTCTTCGTCGATGTCTTGAATGATTCCGCGCGCGATCGCCCAATTTGCAATTCGTTCGAACGGCGGAAGACCGCCTTCGCCGCGTCCGTCTTCAAGAAAAGTGTTTCCGCGTTGATTGACGCCGAACGCGCGTCCGCCTTCAATGATCAACTTTTCAGTTGACGGCGTGACTTCCGTTCGCATCGTGACGCTGTCGTATGTTTCGCCCGTCGCGACGGCGTTTTCTGAAAGCATTCGCGCAAGAAGTTCGCCGATAAAGTTTTCGCCGAACTGTTCAAGTCGTTCGATCGTCAAAGACATTGATAGGCGATTTCTTCTTTGATTGCTATTGTGAAAGAAAAGCCGAAGCCGGCAAGATTCGCGTCACCTTTGTGAATCAATTCGACGCGACGAACTTCGCCGATTCCTTTGTTCCGGCTGTCGCGACTGATATTCGTGATGAATCGTTGAAACACCGGCGTCAATTCGAACAAGATTGTTTCGAACGCTGTTCCGTCTTCGTCGGCGTCGAAGTCAATAGGCTTGCAAAGTTCGCCTATCACAAGATACTTCGTTGACAGTGTGTGAAAGTTCAACGTGTCCGTCGGACGTATGTCGTGAATCCATACGCGCGGAAAGTGTGTGACGTCGTCGATGTTGTCGTGCCACTTCGCGCCGCGCCCGAACTTCGCGACGCCCGTCGTTGTTTCAGCGTTTTCACGCAAGATCAAGTCGATTGTTCGTCTGTTCATTTTCGTCGCGTTGCTTTCTGTTTGTCTTGAAGTATTCGATTCAATTTCTTTTGATATTGCGCTTCAAGCGCTGTTCGTTGAAGCGTCAACAGCGCTGTCGCGTAGTCGATATGAAACGCTTCGTCCGGCGTGATTGTGTACGTCTTCGCGATCGCGTACAACACGTTGAACTGTTTGAACACCTTGAATCGTTCGATTCCGGCTTGCGTTTCTTCGTGTTCGTGTTTCACGCTGATTGTCGCGTTTTCAACTTTTTGTTGTTGATGTAACCAATCAAAAAAAAAACAGTTTCCGGAATCATTGTCACGACTGTCGATTCAAGAACAAGTTCTTGAACGGCTTCGACGTTTTCAAGAATCCACTTGTTTTCATCGTTCAATTTTGGCGCGTAGTAACACGCGACAACCGGCGCGACGATTTCTGAAATATGCGTTTTGTTTTCGATTGCTTTTTCAAGAACTTGTTCCAAGTACAATTTTTGTCCAAGTCGTTCGCGCTTCGGATCAACAATCGCGTTGACTTCTTTCGAACCGATCTTGATCTTGTCAGCGCGCTTGACAGCGAACAAGTCAATGTCTTTTTCGACGAACGTCAACGCCGGAAGAACTTCGTTTGTGAAACTTGAACAATCAAAGTTCAACAGCGTGTCGAAGTTGATTCCGGTGAATATCGAAATCAAGCGCGCGTTCGCGAAGTTGTCGGCTTTTTCGATTTCGTCTTTGTGTCGATTCAAGTCACGATACTGTCGAACAGTTATTTCAGACCACTTCGTCGGAAGTGTGTACGGATTGCCGTTGATAAGAATCGGAATCATTGTGTTGTGTTGTTGTGTTGTTGTCTTTGAAATCTTTGTTCCACTTTCCAAGCGGACACGAAGCGAAAGCGAAGCGAACTTTCGCCGGCATGAAACAGCCACAAAGACGAATCGTCGCGCCGTCGTGAACTATTTCTTCGCCAATTATGAAAGTTCCGCAAGAAAGCGTCAACGATTTGAAGTGATCGCATCGTTGACACTTTTCAAGACGTTCGTCGCTTGTCATTTCACTTTTCAACGATTGTCGCTTTCATTTCATTTCGTTTCGCGAACGCGATTGCGCCGCGCTTTGCGTGCCACTTCTTGAAGTAATTTTGTGAAACAAACTTCGCGCGATTGCTTCCGTCGGAATAGACAAGAAACTTTCCGCTTCCGTCGCTGTTTGATTTCACGAAGATAGTCACTTTTTCTTTTTTCGTTTTCATTCTGTTGTGTGTTTGATTGTTGTTGATTGTTGTCAGTTGTTTGATGTATGTTGTGACGACTTGCGTCGTTCGTTGAACAGACGATTCAATTTGTTTGTGTGCTTTTCTTTGATGAAGATTCGCTTCAACACGTCGTTCGCGATCGCGTTGCAATCGTCACAAACGGCGTCGCGATTTGTTGTCAACTGATCACAAGCGTCACACTTGCGACGGCGCTTGAACAGCGACAAGAAAAACTTCTTCATGTTCAATAATAAGAAAACAACGCGAATCTTCGAAACTTTTTCGCGACAGTTTTCGACAAAGTTTTCAAAAGTGAAACTTCGCGCCGGAAAGCCGTCGCGCTTGCGACAGCCGTCGCCACGTCGCCGCGTAGCGTGTCGCGTCGATTGCGTGATTGAAGATGTCGATCGGCGTGTTCGTTCGCTTTCCGGACTTGTCAGTTTCGAAAGAATAGTTTCGAAGTTCTTTGATCACGTTGACGCTTCGACGCGTGACGTTGATTCGCGCGAACTGTTTGATCACGTCGATTCCGGCGTTGACGCTTCCGCTTCCTTTGATAGCCGGCTTGATGTTCACGCCGCGATCTTCAAGTTCTTTGATTGATTTCGGTTCGCTTGAATCCGCGACGACTGTCACGCGCGGCGACAAGTCAAGCGCGACGATCAACTTGTGAATGTCAGCGTTCGTCAAGCCGGTTTGATAGGCGACTTCGTCGATGAACAATTCGCCGTTGTGTTCGCGGACGTCAACGATTGCCGTCGGATCGTGCGTGAATCCAAAGTCAACGCCGATTGTTCGTTCGCGCGCGTCCGGAAGATCGTCAATGATATTGAAATCCGGAAAGACAAGACCTTCAAGCGTTCCGACTTCGCCGTCGCCGTACACGCGAAACCAATTCGCGAAACGCGGATTGTCGCGACGCGATTCAATTTCGTCGCGAATCCGGCTGTCAAGATATTCGTTGTCACGAAACGTCGATTTGATGAAAGCGCCGTTCTTCATTCGCGCTTCGTCTTGAAGAAAGTCTTCGTGAATGTAGAAACTTTGAACCGGATTGAAGTCGAAGAACGTCGTGATCTTCGTTCGAATCAACAGTTGATCGACTGTTTCGCTGTCAACGTTGTTGCATTCGTTGACGAAAAGAATGTCGCGACGCGCGCCGCGAACTTTCGCTTCGTTGTCAGCGCTGAAAAACTCGATCGTTGACTTGTTGATTCGATACGTGTTGTCTGTCTTGTTGTGATCTTCGCGATTGTACGCGCCGCCGGCTTGAAGTATCTTGAAGAAGTCACGCATCGCGCCGCGCTTCAAGTGCGGCATTGATTCCGCGACGACGCTGATCAACAAGTTGTCGTTCGTCAACGCTATGAAATACAACAGTTGCAAGATTGAAAACGTCTTCGACGAAGAAGTTCCGCCTTGATTGATAATGAAACGACAGCCGTCGGCGAAAGCGACGGCGTTCTTTGTGAAGACGCTTGTTGTGTTCATCGCTGTTTGAATTGCTTCAAGTCTTTCACTTTGACAGTGTACGTGTCGCAACGATACGCCCACTGTCGAACATTCAATTCGCCTTTCACAAAGAAGTCAGCGATTTCGAAGAAGTCTTTCGGACGAATGTAGCCAACAAGAAACGCTTTCTTCAACGTCTTCAAGACGTACACGAAGAAGAAGAAGTCACACTTTTGTTCGATGTTGAACGCCGGAATGTCAATCGCGAAGTCAGACGTCGGCTTCGCGATTGACGCGCGCGTCTTGACGTCGATCTTGAATCCGTTGACGATCATGTCGAAGTCGAACGTCGAAGTGAAATCGACGGAACACGTTTGACTGAAATAGTCGAAGACGACGATTTCGCCGATCGCGCCGACGATGTTCGCTTCGCCTTCCGTGATACTGTTGTTCAACGCGCCGAAAGCGAAATGATCTTTCGCCCGTTCAAGTTGTTCGTTTGTGACGTTGACTTCAATCATTGTCTTTCTTCGCGATTCGTTTCAACGCGTCGGCTGTCGCGATGTCAATCACGTTGATCACCGGAGCGATGTTCAACGATTCGCCGTCTTTGCCGGCAATTTGCGTCACCGGCTTTCCGTGAACGCGTGAAAGCATTGTTTCAATCACGTCAAGCGAACCGCGTTGAACAGACTTCGTCAACGAAGCGGCGACAATTTTTTCAAGCATCGTCGCGCGATCGTCGTTGAACACGCGCTTCAACTGATCGAACGTCAATGTCAGCAAGTTTGAAAACGTGTCTTCGATTTCGCGCTTCGTGAAACCTTTGTCGATGATTTGTGAAACGTACTTTCGCGGACGTCCGATCGGATTTCGAACTTCGCCTTTTTGAATCGGCTTCAATGTTCCGCCGTGTTTTCCTTTGATCGTCTTCGGTTTGTTCTTTTCTTCTTTCATGTCAGTTGTCGTGATTAAGTCGATACGAAGTTGCCGTCGATTGTGACGTTGAAGTTCTTGTTTTGTTGTTTGATTGCTTTGGCAACCTTCGCGCAAGTGTGTTCCGGAAGTTCGAATTTCAGAACGAAGTCTTCGTGACGTTCGTGACTTACTTCAACGACAGCCGTGTTGATCTTTGGTTCTTCCGGTTCTTCAAGAATGTCAGCGTCGATCGTCGGAAGTTCAATCGCCGCGTCTTCAAGTTCTTCAAGTGTGTACTGTTCGAACAGTTTCGCGAAGTCCCAATCGCCGAAAGACGCGTTGTCTTTGACGATGAATTGACGCGCTTGTTCTTGTGTCAGCGAAGACGCTTTGATCACCGGAACGTGTGTGAATCCGACTTCTTTCGCCGCCTTGTGTCGCATATTGCCGGCAAGAATCACGTTGTTTTCATCGACAATGATCGGACGAAGTGAAAGCATTTCCGGAAACTGTCGAATCGACTTGACAAGTTTCTTCAAGTTCGCGTCTTTGATTGTTCGCGGATTGTTTTCGTTTGATTTGATCGCGTCGATTTCGACAAGTGTCGTTTCGAATGTCGGCGATTCGTTCGCGACGGCTGTCGCTTTCTTGTTTTTCATTTGTTTGTTGTTGTTGTTGTTGTCAGACTTCGTGAATGTCAATGTCGAAGACAAGTTTCATCGCTTTCTTTTTGATTCGATACACGCGATCAAGCCGCGTCGCCGGTGACTTGACGTCTTCGACTATTGTTTCGCCGTTGCGTTGATAGACGAAGTCAGCGACGTACGTGAACAAGCGCTTGTTGTTCGACGAATGAATTTCGAACTTGACTTGACGCTTCAAGCCGCTGATTTCTTTCTTCCGAACAAGATCACAAAGAACGATGAATCGCGCCGCTTCTTTCTTCGAATCGAAGATGTCGCTTCCGACGGCTGTTCTTTTGTTTCCATACTTCGAACGCGTTGCTTTCATTTCTTTCTTTCTTTCAGTTTAATGAATCCGAAGATTGTCATTGCGATTGACATTGAAGTCAAGACAGTCTTGTTGAACACGTCTTCGACTTGAAGCGACAGTGTCAACGCGGCGACGCCGGTGACAATCACAATAGTCGATTCAATCGTTCTGATCAACTTCATTGTCTTTCGCTTTCAATAATGAAACAAAGAATATCACGAAGACTGTCGCGTATGCGACAAAAAAGTGAACGAAGATTGAAATCATTTCTTTCGGATTCGTTGTCGATAGTAAGCAAGAAACAAGCCGCGAATCAAGAACGCGCTTGTGAACGCCGTGAACGCGGCGACGTATGTGATCACCGGAAGAAAGACTTCGAACAGCGTCAAGTTGAAGACGTCGTTCCACTTCGCGCCGATCTTCGCAATGATCAAGAAGTTTTGAATCAAGATCAACGCGCCAATCACGACGCCGTGAACTTTTGTGTCAAGTTTCAATTTTGTCATTTTCGTTTCTTGTTTGTGAATAGTTTAATCATTCCGCGCTTTTTCTTGTCGATCAAGTGTCCGTTGACACTTTTCGCAACGACTATCACGCGAATACAGTCGTCGCAAGTCACCGGCGTCGGCGCTTCTTCCGGAAGCATTTCTTCGCGGCGACTGTCGTCAAAGAAGTATTTCTTCAAGTTCACGCCGCAAAGCGTCTTCTTGTCGTCGCTGAAAAAGTTCGAAACGCAAACACCGTTCTTTGTCTTGAAGTATTTCATTTGATCACTTTCATGTCTTTCAATTCAAAGTAAATTGACGCGACGCTTTCAAGACGTTCAAGTCGTGATTGATTCGATTTCAAGCCGTGTCCGAAGACGAACTTGTGAAGTCTGTCAAGCGTCAACGGCGCTTCTTCCGTCGTGAAAAAGAATCGCTTTGTGAAATTAAACAGATCGAACAAGTCAATTCCGACGACGTGTTCAATCGGATACTTGAACTTCGACAAGTTGAATGTCAGCGCGAAGATGTCAGCGCAAGCCGACAGCGACACGAATGTCGAAGATCGTTGACAAGCGTTTTCAATGTAGATCAACGCTTCTTCAATCAACATTCCGTTCAAAGCGAACGCGCTTGCGTCAATGTATCGTTGTTCAAATTGTTGTTTTTCATCCGGCGTCATTTGTTCCGGCTTGATCAACTGATCAAACTTGACAAAGACTTCGCGCGAATCGTCGTGAAAGACGATGAAAGAAATCGACACGATCGTGATTCCGATTGTTTCAACGTCAACAAAAATCGTTTTCTTTGTCGAGTTGTGAATAGTGTTGTGACGCCGGTTGTCTTCGTGACTTCCGGCGTCGTCTTTTTCTTTCATTTCTTTTGTTCGAACAGTGTTCCGGCTTGTTCGCTGTCAAGAATCTTTTCAAGATATTCGACAAGCGTCCGTCGTTGACATTCACTTTTCAACTTGTCTTCGTTGAAGTCGTCTTCAATCCGGCGACGTTCTATCGTTGAAGACGCTTGAAGAAGATTGTTTTTCTTTTGACGCGACAAATCTTTTCGAACTTCTTCTTTGAACGCCTTCATTTCTTCAAGCGATCGTGTTTCAAGTCCGGCGTCTTTGAAGTGTTGATAGGCTTTGCCGAACGCGAAGAAGTCCGGCGCGCGTTTCAATTCTTTTGTCAATTCGACAAGCGCGTTGAACGCTTCTTCGTTTGTCATTGTGTCTGTCTTTGTCTGTTTGTCGACGTTGATTTCGGCGATTCGATACGCTTTGAACGCTTGAAGTTTGCGCGTGTACTTGAATTGATTGACGACGGCTGTCACGAAGTCGATATTCAAGTTGTGAAAGTGATGAATCCGGTCGCCAAGTTCGCCGATCATGTTCAATTCGAAAGCCGTTTCAAGTTCGGCGACTGTCATTGTTCGATAGTGCTTGCGAAGAAAGTTGATCAAGATTGAAGTTTCGATGTCAGTCGGCGGCGTTTTGATTCCGCACACAAGACCAATCTTCGCAAGCGTCTTTCGAAGTATGTCTTCGGCTTGTTCTTCCGGAATGTTCAACAGCATCGGCGACGAAGCGACAGCGTTGACAATCATTGCGTCGATGTTCGACAGTTCTTTCTTGACTTCAAGGCGTTGCAAATTGAATCCAAGATTCGACTGAAAGACTTCGATTTGATTTGTTTGTGTTTGAATGTTCATTTTGTTGTGTTGTGTGTTGATTGTTGCGTTCAATTATTTCGTCAAGAAAACAGTTTCCGTGAAGATACGTCAACGGATTCTTTCGAAACTGTTTGTCCGGCGTTGCGGCGATGTATTTCGGAAGATGTTCTTTGATCTGTTCACGTTCACTTGAAGACAGTTTTTCGAATTTCAGTTGACACTTGTGACGATCGACTTTCTTGTCGTACAAAGACCAAAAAGATTCAAACGAAAACGACGCTTCTTTTTCTTTTTTATTGTCATTGTCATTGTCATTGTCATTGTCATTGTCACGTTTTCGCTTAACATGGGGTGAATGTTTGACAGTTAAGCGACTTGAAGTTTTCTTTTGTTTTTCAATTACTTGCAAAGATTTCGCGACGTCGTTTTCTTCCGGTTGCGCGTCGTTTCGCGACGGCTGTTCGTCGTTTCGCGACGTGATCGCGTCGTTTTCTTTCGTGATCGCGCTGTCGTTTTCGTCGTTTTCGCGACGCGATTTCAAGATCGGACTTCCGCCGCGACGTCCGTTTCGCTGATTCGTTTCGCGCTTGTTCTTGTCACGCAACAATCGTCGCGAAAAGATCACGCCGTCTTCGTCGCGACTGAAAACTTTCGACGATTCAAGTTCGGCGATCAATGTTGTCACTTCTTCCGGCGTCGAACGAACAAGTTTCGCAATCAACGTCACCGGCATCGCTTCGCCGTTCAACGTCAAGTGTCCGTACTGTTCGCCGTCGTGCATCAAGAAAAGAAGTTCAAGCCAAAGACCGCGCGCCGCAAGCGAACAAAGTTGCAATCTTGTGTCAGTTTGCCAATCCGAACAATACAAATGAAGATACGGCAATTTGTTTGTTGTTTGATACATACTTTTGTTGTTGTTGAAGTGTTGTCTTTTGCGAAACAGCGCGCGACGCCGTAACGCCGCGCGCTTTTCGTCACGTCATTTCGGTTCGATCTTGCCGTTGAAGTATTCCTTGAAGTTCTTGTCAAGTTTCGGCGTTCCGTCTTTTTCTGTCGCTTTCCAAAGTGACGCGCGAAATTCTTTGCCGTCGATTGTGACGATTCCGGTGAACAGCGGCGCGCGCTGATTGTCCGACGTGTTGTGAAACAAGATGATCTTGTCGTTGTTCTGTTGTTGATTCATTGCTTTTTGAAGTTTAACTTTCGAAGATATTGATTTGAGTGACAACCGGCTTGAAATACCAACAGAAATTGACAGCGCCGGCGCTTTCATTCTGTTTGAACTTTGTCTTGACGATCTTGTTTTCACGCGTCAAGTAATTGATCGCGCGTCGAACGCTTGTCAATTCAATCGAACAGCCAAGTTGACGCCAAACGTCACGCGGCGTCAATAGACGCGACGGCTGTCGCTTGAATAGTTCAAGAATCAATTCGTTTTGATTGCGCGCGCGCTGTTCTTGACGCGCGTATTGTTCGCCGGTGACGGCTGTCGTGTTGTGAAAGTTGTTGTTCATGTTGTTGAAGAAGTGTTGAAGTTGTTCATTTCTGTTTTCAAGTAACTGATCATTGTTCGCGTCGCTTCGATTGAATAGTGAAGTTCTTTCGCTTGCGCTTCGGCGTACGTCTTGAAGAAGATTTCACGCGCACAATCGCCGTTGACGATCATTTTCAAGCGCGTCGCGTTCGATTCGTTTGAAGTCTTGACGACAGCCGCCGTCTTTTCGTTGAAGATCGTTTCTGTCAGAGCGACGTTGAACGCCGACAACGGAAGCAAAGCGACCAAGCGCGAAAGACGTTCAACAAGTTCGACGCCGTTTTGACTGTCGATTGTCAATGTCAGTTCGGACTTGATCGCTTCGCAAATTTCAGCGACTTCTTGAAGTCTATCGTTTGTCATTTGCGCGAAACTTCAAACGATGTTCTTTCGCCTACTTTCACCGGCGGCGTGACGGTGCAAGATTCGCCGGTTGTTTCATCGACGATTGTCATTGTTGACTTGATCGCCTTCAACACGTCTTCAAGTTCTTTCTTCTTTTCAAGAAGCGGCTTCAAGTCTTCAATCACGCGCGTGTACACGGGGTGATTCGTTGATTGATAGTCGTACTTTCCGCCGGTGTTCTTGCGCTTGATTCGAAAGCCGTACACTTGAACACCTTCTTTTTCCGGCGCGTGTTGAAGTTCGTGAAGAACGTCTTCGTGAATAATTTCTTCGACGCGATCAAAGACGAAAGACAAGAATCGCATCTTCGCGACAGTCTTCGCGGCGCTTTCGTGTCCGTCTTTCACGCGCTGAATAATTTGTTCGGCGACTTCGTGAATCGCGATGTCGTTGTTTTGTGGTGACAGCGATTCAATCGTTGTCAAAAGTGAATCTTTCTTTTTCATGTTGTTGAAGTGTTGTTGTTGAATTAAGATTGTGAAGATTGAATGTCAATAAGCGTTGAACGCTGTTCGTCTGTCAGTCGATACTTGCGTTCAATCGTTGCGATCTTTGCGCCTTTCGTTTTGACGTATTCGCAAGCAAGATCGAAAGCGCCGGCGACTTCGCTGATTGAAAGACGCGCGTCTTCGATCGGCTTCTTGTCAATGATTTCGCCGCGTTCAACCGGCTTCGCTGTTTTCGACTTCGCGCTGTCGCTTGTTTTCGTGACTTGTGACGGCGTTTCTTTTTTCGCCGGCGTGTTGATAGGCTTGTTCGGTGAATCGTCGCACAAGCCGCGTTCTTTGAAGAACGGCGGCGCATCTTTCTTGCGCCACTGCGGACGCTGTTTGCCTTCGATCCAAACTTTGACGGCGTTCTTTGCAATCCAAGCGTCAACAAAATTCTTGTCCCAAAGTTCGCCGAAAATTCCGACGTCTTTCGCGCAACGTGTCAGCGCGTCCGACTTCGCGCTTTCATACGCTGTCGCCCATGATTCAAGCGGATTCGTTTTGTGATACGTCGATTCGCCGACGGCTTTCGAAACGAAACACTTTCGAATGATCAACGCGCCGACGAAGAACACTTTTGTTTCGTCGCCGATGTCTTCCGCTTTCACTTCGACTTCGATCAAAGACCACTGTCCGATTCCGACAGACTTGTTCAAGCGTTCGCGCGTGAACACTTGCGGAACATAGATCAAGCCGTCCGGTCGAAGTTGAACATTCACTTCGTTCACCGGTGCAAGAAGTTTGTCGCTTTCTTCCGGCGTCAAGACAAGTTCGGACGCGCCGCGAAACAAGTCGAAGATCGGCGTCTTTGAAATTTGTTGATCGAACTTTTCAATCGCTTGAATCGGTTCGTGTTGATTGAAGTCTTCGTGAACGACAAGTGTCGTGACTTCTTGCGCTGTCGCGCCGTTTGATTTCGTTTTCATTCTGTTGTTGTGTTGTGTTGTTTTTGAAGATTGAAGATGTAAAGAAGTGAACCGTCACGCGTCACGCAAAGCGACGGCGCGATTCCGGTTTTCGTTTCTATCCAATTTGCAAGAAACGGACTGTTGACGACGATCGTTTTCAAGCGCTGATCTGTTGTCGAATCATTTGTTCAATCATTGCGTTGAAGTTTCCTTCGGCGTGTTTGTTTGCAAGACGTTGAACAGTGTCAATGTCTTCTTGTCGAAGTCGAACGCTTCGAACGACTTTCGGCTTTCGTTTGATTTTCTTGATCATGTTATTTGTGTTTGTGCGAAGATAGTATTTCAATCGTAATTCAGAAAGAACTTGAAGAAAGAATTGAAGACAGTGTCTTGATGTGCGTCTTCAACTGTTGTTCAAGATTGACGACGTATGTCTTCAAAGGAATCGCAACGACTGTCGCCAAAGCGACACGACAAACGATCTTGTCTTTGACGAACGTCTTTGTCGCCGGCGTCACGACACGCGCCGCGAATCGCGCCGCTTCGCTTCCGGTTGTGAAGAAGTACGGAAACGAAGACAAGTCAGTCGTGAAGACCAAGTTCGGCTTTCGGACGACGACGTATGTATTCGAATTGTCTTCTTCAATCGGTTCGTGATTCAATTTGCCGACGATCACGTCTTCGTCAAAACTGTCTTTCACTATTCCGACAACGACGAACAGCGCTTCGGAAGTTTCGAACGCGATTGTCTGTTTCAACTGTTCGATTGTTTCAAGTTCACGACCCTTGTCGCGAACACTTTCAAGAAGATAGTCTTTCAATTCTTTCATGT